TGCCTGCGGATTCTGCCCGATCATCTGTGCTATCATCGGGTCTTGCATAAACGATGTGTGAGTAGTGATATGCGCTTGGTGGTCTTGATAGATAAACGCCTTTACTGGTTTGCCAATCAACGCATCCATGTTCTCGCTGATTGGATCTGCTGGCTTCGCATCATCCTTCGTAGGTACTAGCTTATCCGCGTTCTTGACCCCCAACACCTCAATCATCTGGCGATGTAACTGCGGCAGGTCATATATCTGCGGTGCCTTCTCAGACATCTGTAGCACAGTTTGGTACTGTACCACGCGCTGTGCCATCGTAGAGTTGTTAGGATCGCTCACAGGGATCACATCGACCATCATGTAGTCAGCCTGCTTGGCGGACACTTCGCCTCTCACGGGCACGTACGTGTACTCTGCGGGCGCATACTCGGCCATGATAGCCTTGAGGAGCTTAAACTCCTGCTTCATAGTGTAGTGTACACGCGCCCGCACCGCAGCCATAGGCTTTAGAGTACGCTCTAGCAAGGCCAGTGTGGTCCCAACGGGGGCGTTAGCCGACATGTCCGAGATGTTCATATCGCTAATAGCGCCTAGCCTACGTCCTTCTGTTGTAATCTGATTCAAGAGGGCGAGAAGGGTCTGGCTAGGTTCCTTGTACGGGAGAGGCATGATGTTGTCACGGATGCTACCTGACGGCACGTCAACATCCTTAAACTCACCCGGTTCTATCGGTGTATCGTCTCCCTTGATACGCAACCCACGCGACTTCAGCCCACCGGGGAGATTCGATAGGGTGCCCGCGTCAACAAGCTGTCGTATCAAGGAAGTTCCTGCTTTGGCGTAACCACCAATGATGTGTATGAGGCCAAGCCCGTAGAACCCAAACCCCGGCACGTATACGTAATGGACGAAGTGCTGACGCTTGAGGGTTAAGGGGTCACCCTCCTCGTAATTCCTACGGACCGCCAGCACCTCGCCACTACCACGCTCAATCGTGACGACATAGGGTCGAGCAATCCCGTCGTCATCGTCTATACCCTCGATCAAAAGGTCAGCGTGGATCTCATAGATAGCGTAGCGGTCATCGTTGGTTAGTGAATACCCCCCATCTTCCGCCTTCTTCTCTTCTATGTCAGTGTGAAACGCTTCAGGTTCTCCAAGATCAATATCCTTGTAAAACCCGCCAGCCTGTAACTTCTTCAAATCGTTCTTTGTCTTACGCATAATGTGCGTAACACGTTCTGCAGACTCAATATTTGACGCGCCGTAAGGCACAATTACATCTTCTGCGGAGATATACACAGCCGCTTGACGGCCTAGATTTGGGTCAAAATACACCTTTTTAAACGCTGATCCAGCCAATCCAAGGCTATATAACATGCGTTCGTGCTCGGGGCGGTACTCTACCATGCGCTCGGTAAGCTCATAGTTCATATCTGCCTTAACCCGTGCAGCGGCTTCTTCCTTCTCCTTGGTTTCTTCCCCAAGGATCTTGGTTTTTACTGGTCCTGCTGCGGGAAACGTTTCAGACATTGTTTCTGCTTGGAACCGTATCGCGGCCTCGGCAAGCACGGTGGAGAACACACCACATGCGCCTTCCCACGGGTCTGTGCGTTCTTCATATTTGAAGCCCAGCACGTCTAAACCCTTAACAAACGTATCCGCCCAATCCTTGCGGCTATCTATGTCAGACTGTACTTGACCCATGAGGTCATCTGCCAGAGAGGCTAGATCACGGTCATCCATAGTTTCCGCTAGGTTACCACCAAACTCAGTAAAATCCCCTTCCGTGCCGGGAATTATGGTTATCTCCATACCCCCATCGGATAGGGTTACAGCCTCTGGGTCAAGAATTTCAATCTCCAGATCAGGGATCTCCATCTCTTCCATATCGGTAATGTCTTCATCCATCCCTAGCGGGGCAGAGTATAGTCCTTTTTCAACAGCCATTGTAAGCCCTCTCAATAAAATCCACCGCTACGCCGTCTCCAGTACCGTGGTTCTTCTGGTTCATCGGTGGGCAAACGTATAAAGCCGCCCTGTCTAAACCGCATCAATGCCATAACAGTCGAGTCAACAAGATCATCATGACTCATAAAAGGAAACCCTGCGATCTCCTCTACGACTTCTTCAGCCCAGCGGGTCTGAGGTATCCATACCATACCAGAAGCTATTATGTCAGCCACAGAATTTAATCTAGCCATTTTATCGCCCGAGCCTCTATGCGGAGTATACTCGGAAACAGGTAATCCAGTGCGTCGCATCTCCTGATAGAGGGCAGCACCAGAGCTTTTCTTCTCTACGATAAATGAATCTGGCTCCCAGTCCCTGTATTCGTCCATTGCCAGTTGTTTAAGCTCAGGAAACTCTAGGCGTTCCTTTATACTATTAAGTAGTATTATGTGATAGGCGTTCTCTTCTTCATTCATAAACACACCCCACGTGGTGAGTGCCGTGTAGTCTGCTCGATTGTGTTTTTCGGCGGCTGCATCGAGCGACATTATGATATATTCGCACGAGGGGGGATTCTCACCCGCCCATTCCTGCCACCACTCGCGTTTTACAATCGCTGCTTCTTCTGCGGTGGGTTGTTGTTGGTATTGTGCGTTCCATTGGAACACGGGCATAGACGCTTTTGTGCGTTCTAACGCCTGCATATCGAAAAACTCAGGCCACAGAGGCTTGTGTACAACTTCTGCGGTCTTTTTACTCTGTATTTCTAGTATAGCGGGAAACTCTACCACCTCATACTGGTCTGACAGCTTATTATTCGTCATATCACGCGTTACACGGCCTGTAAGGTCGTCCATATGCCACCGCGTCTGGATAATTGCTACCCGCCCACCGGGCATTAGACGTGTTCGCGCACCGAAGGTGAACCACTCGTAGGCTTTTTCAAAGACTTCAAAGTTCCCGTTGATAACATCTTGTTCAGAGTGGGGATCATCAACCAAGAGGAGGTCAGCACCCCGCCCAGCAAGAGCAGACCCAATACCGCACGCATAATATTCGCCTCCTACGTTGGTATTCCACCGACCAGCCGACTTACTATCTTGCGCAAGGCGCACTGTGGGGAAGATTGATAGGTAGTCATCCGTAGATATAAGGTTTCTGACCTTCCGTCCGAAGTCTACCGCCAAATCTGTGGTGTGTGACACCATCATAACCTTCTTACCGGGGTTACGACCAAGAAACCAAGCGGGGAAGAAGATGGAAACAAGCTGAGATTTGCCATGACGGGGTGGAATGTTGACGCAAATACGGTCTTTATCCCCCCTTTCAATGCCCATGAGCATATTAGCTAGTATGCGGTGGTGTTTACCAACTATAAAGTCAGGCATCATACGCTTACAAAACTCTATAAGGTCATCATACGCTACTTTGTTCGCCTTACGGTTGTGTAATTCATCGACCATACGGTCAATTTCAAGGATCTCTTCGTCAGAAAATGAATCTAGGTTATTAAGTAGGTGGTCTACATCCACATCCTCAAAGGTTTGTACCTCAGTCATCGTCGAACTCACCCAAAATAGAGTCAACATCCAACGGAGAGTCATCTATAACCGTAGCATCTTCTATTTCTTCTTCAGGGTTTACGATCTTCGCTAGTTTTGCACGGAGTTTTTCTTTGATATCGTCTGTTGTCTGATGAGTTATGGTGACTTCTGACTTCTCTGTGAACAATCCTACATCTGATATCTTACCTAGAAGCTCCAGTGCACGCATACGGGTCTTGGCATCGGGACTGTCGGACTCAATTATTAGCTTATTAGTTACCAAATGGCGTAGCTGCATAGACGATTCCACTACAGAGTGGTTGAACTCCTTAATGATCGCATTGGCTAGCTTAATGGATGGTGGAGTTAGCGTGGCGGCACGTTTGTGAGTAACTTGTTTTGAGGTTGTGTCGGGGTCTTGTGCATAAGACGTTAGGAGGGTGGCGGCTACTTCCTCGTCTATCGCGTCAGGTGTAGTATCTACACCCTCTTCCTCTAACTTGTTAACTGTATTGTCTAGTGCTTCAACACGATCAGGCAGATCAACGCCTTTTACCTCGTCTGTCAAAGGTATTCCAAGCTCTGGTTCTATATTCATCGCCATAATTTTTCGCAGGTGTAAACCGTATAACTCGTAAAAATAGACTACAAAAAATTTTTTGCAAGGGGTTTCAAAAAGAGGTGGGGGGTGTTTGGAAAACCGAGAATTTTCTAATCGTTCGTGTAAAGTAGTAGTGTACAGCGTACAGCGGAATCCTAAGTACAGAGCCGATGGGTACCCCTCCCGTACCCCTAACGAATCTGTCAATCGGGTAGGTGCCCGAATGGAATTGTATGACGTGGCAAAGCATTGCCTAACGTGTTATCTCATGCCATAAGTTGTTTATCGGGACAGCGAAACATTGGGTTTCGCGCCGTATATCTTGAAAGGGTATTACTATGACATTTACTTTTGACATCAAAGACACACGCAAGGCTGGCGCGGATATTATCAAAGCCGATAAACTTGGTTCTGATTTTACTAGCGCCGTTGTCGGATCTTTCGCAGAGGCGGCTGTCGCGGATGCAAGCGCATCGGCTCGATATGATCACTTAGTGCTAGTGGAAAAGTTTACCCCTAGCATGTTGGTTAGCCCGACAGCGGGCAATGTGGCGCTTGGTAAATCAACCGCGACAAAAGACAGTTGGGAAGCGCTTAAGACGTTAGCCCGCGCCGTCGCATGGTCTCTCGAGGAAAAGCAATTCTGGAAAGATACCGAAGGCGATGCCGATGCGAAAAGCGAACGCGATGCGTTATCTAACCGCGCATCTAATCTTGTTACCAAAACATGGTTCAAGGGCATCTTGAATGCGCACAAGCGTGCCAACCCCGATTTGTACAAGCGTTCTGCGTCAACTACAAAAGACGTGCAAACGAAAGTAGTCGAGGGGTTGGACGATATGATCCGCATGGTGCGCGACATAAAAGACAACGACGAAAGCATATATGATGCAGGCGAATTAATCGTGGCATTGCAAGATGCAAAAAAGGAAGCCAACCGCGCAGGCTAACTTGTTAACTACTCTGGCCAGCCCTTCACGGGGTTGGCCATTTTTTTATGTCTAACGATACGATAGTTTACAATCGGGTACATACCCGAATTGAATTTGATACCAGTTCTCAGTTAGCGTTGCGCCTCGTCACATCGACCTAACAAGTTATGATCGGGTAGCTGCCCGAATGCTATTTGATACCAGTTCATAGATAGCGGTGAGCCTCAGTGATAATGTACGCGATAAGTTAATACCAGTTCCTAGATAGCGTTGCGCCTTAGCACGTTATGATAACCATTCGGGCATATGCCCGATTTAAGTTCCACCCGTAAGTCATTGATAAATAAAGAATGTTACAAAGTTACAACTAATGTTACACTTTTTTAGGGCATAAGTGTTTGATTTTAAAGGAATGTTACAATGTTACAGTTTTTAAGTATAGTATATAGATATTATTAGAGAGGGTGAGAGAGGGTCTTCTGGCCTAGTTCCACCCACAAAAATCTGGACTTAGGGGTCTGTAACATTGTAACTTTGTAACATTCGTTTGTTATCAATAACTTACAGACCACCACTGTGTAACAATACGTAACATTACACCATATACCACTTTATAATACTTAGTACGATCCCTTGACATAAGGTGTTACATGTGATATACACAAGATAGGCACTAGCACTGCTCATAACTATTCATCACTATTAACCACTATCAACCATTCGGGTAGCTGCCCGATCCAACTTTGAGGTAATCATGACACAAACAGCCAACTGCGTCCTGTGTGACGCGCCATACCCACTACGCCGCAAGACCGAGCTAAACATCAATGTGTGTTTGGACTGTGGCGATGTAAGCGCCGAACAACAGCGCCAATCGTGGTGTGTCGTTCCGCTGCCAAAGCAAGCGTACACGCTCGTAACCAGCAAGTCTGACTTGCTACACCTAAACCAGAAGTCACGGTAACGCGTGACCAACTAACCATTCGGGCACCTGCCCGATCAGACAATAGGAGAAAACAATGTCTGCACCTACTATATCATCCGCTGCCATGCTCGTTAAGTTTGGCGTAACCATCCCGACATTCCGCAAGGGTGACCGCACGGCCACTGAGGAAATTGCCACCAACAACCGCGCTGACAAGATGCGGTTCAACCTAACCAAATCGCTCATCAACAACGATGAGTTCAAAGCACTCAAAACCCATGTCGGTGACGTGCGCAACAACGTGTACTATGCACGCACACTTCCGTGGGAAGATAAAGGCCCACGTCTCCTAACCAATGAGATGTACCCTGAGTTCCACGAAAAGATCACCTATGCCATCGACCAAGGCAAAGACTTGTGGGATATATTCCTCGGCACCTATGAGTATCAGCGCGATGTGGTTGCACCTCGTGAGTTAGGTGATCTGTACGATCCGCTACAATATCCGTCGTTGACTGACCTACAATCAGAAGGGTTCCGCATGAACCTCGGCTACTCGGGTATCGCAGAGGCGGGTGACTTCCGTAATGACATAGGCGTCGAAGGTCAGAACTACATAAGAAGTCAGATGCAGTCATCCAATGAGGAACGTCTCAAGGGTGCGATGCAGGATCT